CGAGCCAGCCGCGCCCAACTCGGGCGGGTTGCTGTTGCGCACTTGGACGCCCTGCTGCCACCGCCCGGCCGTCGGGGCGGCGGTAGCGGCGTCGTCAATGCCCACGAATCGACCGGCGGCCAACTGGTTGACCTTGATCGCCGTGTCGCGCAGCAGCGGCATCAACGCCCGCTGCAGATCGGTGTCGTACGCGCTTTCAGGCGTGGCTGGCAGAAGCGGGGTCTCTTTGAGCTTCATCGGCGCCCCGACGCCTTGGCCTGGATGCCCAGGCCCGTGAACACGCACGGCCCCGTCATCGTGAACGTGAGCCGGTGCCAGCGGGCCGACTGCCGCAAGTGGAAGGCACCATCGAACAGGGGCGACGATCCGCCAGCCACTGCGGGGCCGCCCGTGTTGCGGTACGTCTGCCCCGTCACGCTGGCCGAGGTCGGCTGCTGCACGAAGCGGATGCGCGCCTCGCTCAGGTAGCTGGCCGCCTGGTCGTCGCCCAGGTCGCCCGTCGTGAAGCTGCAGCCCGTGCTGCCGCCCGTGTAGGTGCGCAGTTGGTTTGCCCCATCGAACACCGCCAGCGCCCGGCCGCCCTGCAGCCAGAATTGCGAGTCGAACGGGATGTTCGGCAGCGTGTCCATCGTCGCCGCCACGGTGTTCAGCGTGTCATAGGTCAGGCCCGGCTGGATGAAGTCCAGAGCCGCCTGGATGGTGCGATCCGCCCGGCCCCAGCGGCGGGTGCCCATATGCACCACCAGCGTGGTGTCGGGCGTGCCGTCGGCCGTTGCCGTGCCCGGGAAGAAGATCCAGACGCGATTGTTCTGGCGCTCGTACCGCACGATGGTGCGGAAGCGGAAGGCCGGCGAAGAGTTGTCGAAGAAGAACTGCCGGATCTCGTCCTGACCGAAAGGCTGCGCGCGAACGCCGTCGTAGATCCAGATGTTGTCCTCGCCCACGAACACGTGCAGTCCGTTGGCATCGCACACAGCCTCAGGCCCGACGACGCCCTGCTCCCCAGGCACGGGCTCCCACTGCCACACGGCCTCTCCGCCGACGTAGGTGCCCAGGAACATGGCCTTTGCTTTGTAGGCCACCGCTTGCTTGCCCAGCGCCAGCCCGGCCAGCAGATCGCCGCCGCCCTGCACCAGCCGGCCGCTGTTGGCCTGAGTCGTGATGCTCGGCGCCCACGTGGCGTGGTTGAAGATGCCGCAGCACCACCACCGATCCCCCTGGTCGCCAAACGTGCCATCGCTAGTGTTCAGGGCCATCACGAAGTCGCCCACGCTGAACACCACCCGGGCGATGGGGGCGCCTGCGATGTCGGCGAAGGCCCCGCTCCCGTTGCTGGCCTGGATCACTTGCGCGTCGTTGGCCGCGATGCTGACGTTGCCAAACTGCGTCAGGCTCCAGCGGCTGTCGGCGCCGCCTGTGTACGCACCCGCCCGGCTCACGTCTACCCACGAGGTGCCCGAAAGCTCATACAGCCGCGCAGCCGTGCCCGCGAAGATGCGCCGCGTGCCGTTGATGAGGCCCACCACCGCACCGCCCCGGCATTGGGCGATCAGCGCACCCACACCAGACGGCGCGACGGCAGACGGCGCACCCGCGAAGCCGTCCTCCGTGGGCACCATGTTTGCGCAGGCCGTCATCACGCCCGGCGTCGTGGGCGGCATGTCAGGCGCCAGCCCGATGAGCCGCACCATCTCCATCAGATTCGCACCCCGGGGTCACTGGCGATGGCCAGCGGGCCGCTGAAGCGCGCGGCGTCGTCGGCGTTGCGGGCGGCTTCCATCGCATCGGCCCACAGCGGCGTGGCCGTGGCCAGCAGCTCAGAGTCGCGCAGCCACGCGGCGGCCTCCATCACCATCGCCCACAGGTACACGGCGGGCAGGGTGTCGAGCACCACGTTCGTGCTGGCATCGGCAACCGGCGTCACCGGCCGCGCGTAGTACAGCAGTTCAGCCGTGATGGGGCTGGACGCGCCGACGACGATGCGACCACCGCGGACGGTGTAGTACATCACCTGGCCGGCTGCGCCTTCGAGCGGGGAGAGCCAGTCCGACACCCGGAACTCCAGCGGCACCTTGCGGCCGTTGCGCATCACGCTCACGCGCTCGATGCTCAGCAGGTTTGTTGGCAGGGCAGCGTCGAGCGGCTGCGCGGCCACCGTGGTGAGCATGCCCGACAGCCGCAGCCCCGGGATGCGGTTGGTGCCGGCGTAGATGCGCTGCTCGGCCAGCTCCAGCCACGTCGTCATCAGCGACGAAGCCGCAGTCACGTCGCCGCGGTTGACGTAATCCGCGACCGCGGTCTTGAGCTGGCCGAAGTTCATCGCTTAGAACCGGCTGAAGATCAGCACGATGCCGTTACCGCCAGCGCCACCGGCCCCGGAGTTGCCCGCCGTGTCGGCTGCCGCACCACCACCGCCACCGCCCGAGGCCATGCCACCAGCACCGCCAGTGCCGCCCGCTACGGCCGTCGTGACGGACGAACCGCCGCCGCTGCCGCCGTGGCCGGGGACACCCGAGATCGGGTGCAAATTCGCACCGGCAAGGCCCGCCGTGCCGATGGCGCCACCCGTGACCGTGACGGTCTGGAAGAAGCCGGTGTTGCCGCCTGCCGCGCCGCCGGCAAACGCTGTCGGCACGGCGTCGATACCGCCGCCACCACCGCCGCCAAGCCCGGCAACACCGGAGTTCGTGCCAGCAGCACCGGCAGCCCCCAAACCACCTGCGGCGCCGATCAAGCCCAGGTCCATGCCGCGCGTTGCTGCCGCGCCGCCCGTGCCACCCGCGGCACCGCCGCCGCCACCACCGCCGCCACCGTTAGCAATCACCCACGTGCCGAAGGACGAGTTGCCGCCCGCCGTGCCTGCGTTGCCGTTCGTGCTGGCCGCAGACACCGCCGCGCCACCAGTGCCACCAGCGCCGACCGTAATGGTTTCAGTGGCCCCGATGATGGTTGCCAGAAGCGTCGTGAACGAGCGCGAGCCACCACCACCGCCGCCGCCACCGCCCCAGGCCGTAGCAGCAGCGCCGCGCCGGCCAGAGCCGCCACCGCCGCCTGCGCCCAAAACAACCAACTGGAACGAGCTTGCCCAGGCTGGTTTCGTCCAAGTGAACGTGCCGGGCACCGCGAAGACATCGACGTGCGGGAAGACCGACTCCCAGATCGGCAACGCCTCGAAGTAACACTCACGGTCCAGCGAAACGATGTTCAGCGTGGTCCCGGGGCCGATCTGCCGGTTGAACCGCGCCGGGCCTTCGTAGATGATGGTTCCCGTCGGCGCTTCGATGCGCACGTTGCCGGGGCCTTGAACGATCAGCGTGACAGGGTTTGAGACGCTCGACGCCGAGCTGCCCAGGGCTGCGATGACAGGCATTTAGGAGTCCTCCAGCGGGGTGATGTTGACGAGCGACGCCACGCCGTTGTCGATGGCTGACCAGTGCGTGCGCGTGCCGACGTTCAAAAATTCGGGCGCGTTGGGATTGATGAGCATGTCGGTAGTCACCGCCGCCACGGAAGCCACACCCAGGCGGATGAATGTCGGCTGCGTCACGGCCACGCGCACAAAGCGCGGGCGGGTGCCGCCAGAGGTGTTCGGCAGCAGCGCGGCGGCCGTGGCCGTGCTGACGGTCGTGGTGACGGTCTGGCCCGTCGCCGCGACGCTGCTGGAGTGAAAATTCGGGTACGGCATCACATCCTCCCTGGTGCGATTCGGAAATCAGCCAATGCAGGGTCGTTGACCATGCGCTTGACGTGCTCGGGGTTCTTCATCCACTCGCGGAAGGTGATCCCGTTGACGTTGCAGTAGTGCTCGATCACGACGGCCGGGAAGCTCGCCATGAGCTTCATCTCCTTGTCGCCGTGGTGACCCTCGTTGTGCCGGGCGATGCAGTAGTCGCGGATGTCGCCGACGTACTGCTCGCGCACCACTTGCGCGCCGTCGTCGGATTCGACCCAGCGGCCATGCACGTTGCCGTCTTGCGGCGCAAAGATCGTGTCCAGTGCCATGTGTGGCTCCAAAAGCAAGAAGCCCCCGCCGCATCGCTGCGGCAGGGGCCTCGGCCCGGTTGCCCGTTGGGGCTTAGGCGTTCAGGTCGCGGATGGCGGCCATGCCGCGCTCTTCGCGCAACTGCAGCGACCACTCGCTCTCGATCATGAAGTTGCGAGCGCTGCCGATGCGGGCCAGCTCCTCGCTCTTCATGTCGCGCAGCATCGCCACCGCGGCCAGCTCGTCATCCACGAGGTACATGTCGCGCGTGCGCACCATGTTGCGGTTCGGCACGATCTTGAAGTCGCCGAAGTCGCCCGCGTAGATGTCATACGCCGCCTGCAGCTTCTTGTCCTCGCCCTTGATGAACTTCGTGCCGTTGCCGGTGAAGCCAGCCGAGATGACCTGCTTGTGCGAGGGCGTCACCATCAACATCGACGGGTTTCCGCCGTTGGTGTAGGCGCCGAGGATGGCCGTCCGCAGCAGCGGCTCGGTGAAGGCCCGCAGCGTGCCGTCAGTCGGGCCGACGTTGGTCGTGATGTTGGGCGCCACACCGCTGACGCCGAGGCCCGGGTTCGTGCTGCACCAGCCCCGCAGGCCGCGGGTCTGGCGGGTGCCGGAAGCCACGAACACGGGGTTCTCGATGGCCGCGAGCTCCATGTCCTTGCGGACTTCCTTGCCCTGCTTCACCGTCTGGTAGCGGATTTCGCTCGGGCGGCCAGCCGTCTTGACCGCTTCCTGCGTGTCGGAGATGCTGAACGTGACCCGGTTGATCTGGCACGGGTTCGTCAGGCGCTGCGTTGCCACGACCGCGGTGTAGGTCGCGTCGGCGCCTTCAGCCACCAGCGAGCCGGTGCCCGGAGCGCGCAGCACGTCGCGCTGCCATTCGTGGGTCACGCCCGTGGCCTGCACCTTGTCGATGCTGGACATGAACGGGGTGTCCGACGGAGCCGTGTTCCAGATCACGTCGGTGAGGTCTTCCCGGTTGCCGATGGCCGCCGAGGTCAGGAATGCGTTTGCGGGCATGATGCCCTCCTTTGTGCGTTAGGTGTCAAGCGATTCGAGGTAGCGCTTGACGTCTTTCATGGAGCGGCCGGACTTCATGAACTGCTCGCGGGCGCGGGCAGCCTTGTTCGTCTGGCCTTGCGATTGGGTGCCGGCGTTGCCTGCGCGCAGGGTCTTGGGCGCGACATCGGCCAGCTTGGACTTGATTGAGCGGCTGGTGCCATCCAAGGCAGCCAGGCGGCGCTCGGCCTGCACCAGGCGGTCAAGCAAGTGCAGCATCCGGTGATCGGTGACGCCAGCCACGTCCTCAGGCGTGAAGCCCGAAACGCTGGCGGCCTGCACCGCGGATTCAAGGAACGCGGTGCGCTTGGCAGGGTCCGCGAGTTGCGGCAGCACCTTGACCGTGCGCTGGGCCTCTTCCAACAGGGCCTGCTGCTGCGCCTGCTGGCGCTGCTGCTGCTGGCTGCGGGTGAGTTCGCCCGTGTGTGCGTTCAGGGCTTGCAGGTCGCGAACCCGGGTCTCGTACGCCTCTTTCGCGTACAGGTAGCCGGCGGGATCCGACTGTGCAAGCTCCAGGGGCGGCGGGTTGCCGATCAGGCGCTGGGCCATCGACACCACGGCCTGCTGGGCGCGCTGTACCTGCTGCAGCAGGTTGTCGGCGGCCTCTGTGCGCTCGGTCGCTGCCTTGCGCGTCTCTGCGGCCTCCTGGGTCTTGCGCGTGTAGTCCGCGGTCAGGCGATGCTGCAGCGACTTGATGGCTTCTACCGCGGCCTTCGGGGTTCCTTTCGGGATCTCGACCTCGGTGTCGCCCACCTTCAGCTTCTCGGGCTTGCGCAAGGACTTGTCATCCTCGGCCTCGTCCTCGTCGCTGTCGTCGGCATCGTCCTCATCCGCGGCGGGTACATCGTCGCCGTCGTCCTCGGAGTCCTCTTCGGCTTCTTCGCCGTCGGCCTCGTCGCTCTTGGCCTTGTCAGCCTTGCGACGGGGCTTGTCTTCGTCGGCCTTGTCGTCGGCCTTGCGCCTGCGCGGTTCGTCGGCCTCTTCGTCGGCCTCCTCGCGCTCGCGCTTGGCGTCGGCCTCGATTTCGCTCTCAGCCTCGGCGGCCTTCTCGCGCTGCTGGGCGATGCGCTCGTCACGCTCGGCACGCTCGGCCTTGCGCTGGGCGCGGCGCTCGGAGTCGCGGCGCTCCAGCTCGGCCACCGCCTCGTGCGCGTTGGCGTAGGTCTTCGGCTCGCCGCTGTCGGCTGCCGGGGATTCGAGGGTGTCGCTCACGGCGCGGCCTCCCACTCCACGGGCTGGCCATCCAGGCCCCAGCCGCGGCCGTCGCTCGTCACGACGCAATCGCCGGCCGAAACGTGGTCAACGGTCGCCCCGACCATGCTCTCGGAAGTCCACACCAGCGGCGCCGAGCGATCCGACGTGCGGATCATGGTCACGAGGTGCCCCTTGGCGATCAGGTCCACGGCAAGTTGGGCCAGCGCCGGCCAGGTGTTCGTCACTGCCACCGCGCCACCCTCATGTCCTGCATCGTGCGCTGCCGCTGTTCCTGCAGCCTCGTCTCCGTGAGCATCGTCTCCCGGGCCAGTTGCCCCGTCTGCATCGTCTGCAGCAGGTACGCCCGGAACGACTTGCTCGCTTCGAGCATCAGGCGCAGCCTTTCGCGGCCTTCCACGTCGCGCAGGGGTGATGTCTGCCATGACCGAGTGATCTCCGATTCCCATGCCGACAGCGCCTCGGCAATGAGTGGGTTTGCGAGTGCGGCATCGGCATCGGCGCCGCGCTGCATCTCGATGTGAGCCGGCGTGGGCTCGATGGCTTGGTCGTTCACGGGGCGACCCCTTGCGCCGCGTCGCGCTTGTCGGCGGCGTAGCGGTAAACGCTGTAAAGCAGCGCGTAGACCTCGGCCTGGCTGATGGTCTGCCCCGTCGGCTCGTCGTCCACGGGGTTCCGCAGGGGCACCAGTTCGGCCGGCTCGTAGACCACCGCGCAGCCGGGCACCTGTTGCCGGACCTCGACGCCGTTGATCGTGACCACCTCTTCGAGGAACTCGATGCGCGGCACCTCGCCCCGCTGGTGCTCGATCACGGCGCGGAAGCATCGCTGCCACTGCGTGATGACGTGCGTCGTCTGCTTGTAGTCCGCCATCAGACCACCCCCAGCGGCATGCCCGCACCCGGCAGCGCGCCATCAATGGCGGCCTCTAGCCCGGCGTCCAAGCCCTGCACCAGCGTGAGCGCGTTGACATCGCCACGCTGTGCCAGCGCGAGGTAAATCTGCGCCTTGATCTGCCGCACCTGTTGCCGCTCCTGGGCGGCGATGCGGGCCATCTCCAGGCGCTCGGTGCGCTCGGCTTCGGCGGCCTGCAGCTCGGCCGTCAGGCGTGCCTCGGCGGCCTTCTGCTCGGCCTCTGCGCGCTGGCGGTTGATGTCCACTTCGGCCTGCGCGCGGGCCTTGCTGTTCTCCAGCTCGACCTCCATGCGCATGCGGGCGGCTTCCTGCTGGCTTTCGGCTTTGAACTTCTGCGCGTCGGCCTGCAGTTCCATCTCCTTGACCATCACCTGGGGCGGCTTCTGGCCCGGGTTCGGCGGCGGCGGGTCGGGGAAGAAGTCACTCCCGGCGCCCAGGCCCACTGCATCACAAAACGCCCGCGCGCTCGCCACGGCGGCCGTAGGCGGCAGCATGCCGGCCTGAACCATCGGCGCCTGCATGCCATGCACGGTCTGCAGGGCGACAGCCTTCTTGTCCTTGCTGCCGGTGCCTAAGCCCACGTCCACGTCGATCTCGAAGCCCTCGCACC